CGGGGCCGGGATAAAGCTTGATGTTATCTACGTGGGTTCCATCCTGCATTACGATTCCGTGCTGGCCCGCACGATGGCTAACCCGCTGTGGAATGCCCGCCGTTTCCAGGCGATCACCGCCTGGCCAGAGAACATGGATTTGTGGGACGAATGGGAGGCGCTGCTGCGGGCTAAAGGTAAGAAGGCGGCAATGTCTTTCTACCGACGCCGCGAAAAGGCCATGCTCAAAGGTTCCGGCGTTTCCTGGTCTGCCCGTCCGCTGCTGACGCTGATGTTGATCCGCGTCCGGGTCGGCACCCGCGCTTTTGATGCTGAGTACCAAAACACGCCGCTCAGCGCGGATAACGCGATTTTTCAGGGGTGCATTAAATACTGGGATGAACTGGAGCCGGACTTAATCTATTTCGGCGCATGCGACCCGTCGCTGGGCAAACATAACAGCCGGGGCAATGACCCCAGCGCACTCTTGGTCGGCGGCTGGCACCGCATCAAAAAGGTGCTGAAGGTCGTCAGGGCCGATATCCGCGTGCGCCGCCCGAAGAAGATTATCAGCGATGTGATCGCCCTGCAGCGTGAGTTTGGCTGCGTGGCCTGGGCGTTTGAGTCCGTACAGTTTCAGGACTTCCTGCGTGAGGTGCTGATTGAGGAATCCCTCAAGGCGGGCGTGCCCGTTCCGGCACGATCTGTCATTCCGACAACCGATAAGCATGGGCGCATCGAGTCCCTGCAGCCGTTCATGGAAAATGAACGCATCCAGCTTGCCCGCGCGCTCTCCACGCTTATCGAGCAGCTGAGCAACTTTCCGATGGCTGAACATGATGACGGCCCGGACGGTTTGCACATGCTGTTTGCGATTGCGTCCACCAGCGTCGGTGGATTTGAGTTTATTCCCATCGGAGCCGCTTCTGGCGATAACGATGCGGACGATGATGATGACGATGATATGTCTGGTGGATTCGGGCAGGGAGGATGGTAAATGGACATTAAAACCGCGTTTAAAAACTTGTTCAGCAGCAGCAAGTCAGAACCGATGCAGAGCGACGAAGACCCGTATACCTATCTCGGTCAGCCTTCGCATCCGTCTAAGGGGCTGGATGTCAATCGCGTTTATGCGCTGCTCAGCGCCGCCGAACTCGGCGACATCGAGGCGCAGAGCGACCTTTTTAGTGATATGGAAGAACGCGACGGCCACCTCTTTGCGGAGTTGTCAAAACGAAAGCGTGCGCTGCTGACGCTGCCTTTCACGGTGAAGGCAGCGCCTGATGCAACCGATGCGGAGAAAAAACTCGCCGCCGAGGCTGACTGGTGGTTGCGTAACCTGCCCGGCTTTCGCGACATGCTGATGGATATGCTGGACGCCATCGGGCATGGGTTTTCATGTATCGAACTGGAGTGGGCGAAAAAAGGTGAACTGTGGTTGCCTTCGGTGTTCCACAAGCGCCCGGCGCGGGCTTTCACAATGCCGCAGACTGACCTTAACAGCATCCGCCTCAACCGGGGCGGTGCGGATGGGGAGTCTTTATGGGAGCTGGGCTGGATTGTACATAAGCATAAATCCAAGTCAGGCGCGGTGGCGCGAAGCGGGCTTTTCCGCGTTCTGGTGTGGTCTTACTTGTTCAAAAACCTGTCAGCCCGCGACTGGGCGCAGTTTCTAAATCTTTACGGTTTGCCGTTTCGCATCGGTAAATACGACTCCACCATGACGCCTGCTGAGCGTGCACAGTTGCTGCAGGGCATCCGTCGTCTGGCCCGTGAAGGCGGTGGCATTATTCCCAGTACGGCTCAGATAGAACTGGTTTCCCCCGCTGCCGGGCAGTCTGCGCCATTTTTCAGCATGGTGGAATGGTGCGAGAAAGTACAGTCAAAGGTCATTCTCGGTGGCACGCTGACCAGCCAGGCCGATGGTCATACGTCAACTAACGCCCTGGGAAATATTCATAATGAGGTTCGCCATGATCTGCTGGTCGGTGACGCGCTGGCCGTGGCGGATACGCTGACGCACCAGTTACTGTGGCCGATACTTGCCCTTAACGGGCGTTACAGTCCTGAGCGGGCACCGCGCATTGAGTTTGATACCCGTGAGCAGGTTGATCTCAGCGTGCTCATGGATGTGGCCATCAAGGCGCAGGCCACCGGCTACGACATCACGGCACAGTGGTTGTCGGACAAAAGCGGTATCCCGCTGCCGCAGGACGGGCAAACCATCCTAAAGCCCGTTACCCGTCAGTTACCTGCGGGTGACGCGGCATTGTCACTGGCCATGCAGACCCGGCTGGCCGTGCTGTCTGCGACGTATTCCGGGGAAGATGCGACGCAGCAAAATCTCGATGCCGCGCCGCAGCTGCTTGCCGGGAAAGCCACTCAGGCAGCAGAAGTCATGCTGAAACCGCTGATGGATAAGGTGAAGGCGGCGCAAACCCCGGATGAGGTATATGAGTTGCTGCTGGCCAGTTACCCCACGCTCAATGATGCCGCGCTGCGGGAGCTGGTTGGGCAGGCGGTGTTTGTGGCAGACGTAATGGGACAACACCATGCCTGACGTTAACGCCGGTTTTGCCATGACCCTGCCGCCTGAGCAGGCCATCGCCTATTTTCAGTCGAAAGGCGTTGCGTCCACGCTGGGCTGGCGTGATATGCAGGACGAGGCGCACGCGGTGAAATTTGCCGTCGCGGGCATCACTAAGCTGGACGTGCTCAACGATTTGCATCAGGGGCTGGGCTCTGTTCTGGCCAACGGCTCGACGTTGCGGCAGTTTCAGGATGATGTGGAACCGCTGCTGCAGCGTAAGGGCTGGCTGGGGCGCGGGCTGAAGGCGGACGAGAACGGCGAGCTGCAGGGCAAGAAGCTGATGCCGTACCGGCTTGAAACCATTTTCCGCACTAACATCCAATCAGCCTACGCCTCTGGACGCTGGCAGCAGCAGATGCGCAACGTTGCCGATCGCCCGTATCTGGAATATAACGCGATCATGGACAACCGAGTGAGGCCTACGCACGCCGCGCTTAACGGTCGGGTATTCCGCTGGGATGATCCGATATGGCAGACCATTTACCCGCCGAACGGCTACCGCTGCCGCTGCTGGGTGCGGGCGCTCAATCAGGCGCAGGTTGATAAACATCCTATTGGCCTGGAAAGCAGCGCAGGCCGTCTGGTCACCGTGCAACAGCCTTACGGCACTGACGGTGAGATGCGCCCCGTAACCGCCTACCGTGACCCGAAAACGGGCCAGCTGTTAACCCCCGATGCCGGATTCCATCTTAATCCTGGTCAGGGATACCTTGCGGGGCTGGGGCAGACACTGCTGGAGAAAGGCACCACCGCCGCGCCTCGCCTGACTGCCCTGGCCGTGCGTGAAACGCTCAGCACCAATGACCGCCTGGTGTCGGCCATGAACCGTGACCTCGACCGCTGGACAAAAGGCCTCAGCGCCGCCTCTAAGGGGGATTTTCGCCGTGTGGGAGCCTTGTCGCCGCATGCGCTCTCGATGCTCAGCGCTGATGGTTCCCTGCCGTCTCCGATCATTACCCTGGCGGCTGAAGCGTTCCTGGCAAACCGTGAGGCCGGTGCCGGAGTCTGGTCGCGTTTGGTCTCCGTTCTGTTGCGTCCGGCGGCGGTGTGGCTGCGGGGCGATAATATTCACCTTCTTGCCGCTGCCAGCGCCGGTGGCGATGTCATTACGCTCAGCCGCACGGTGCGGGGGCTGGAAGTATCCGGTGTCCGCCAGTGGGCTGAAACTGATGCTGCGGGTGAACTGATTGACGGAGAATTCCCGGAGGTAAGCAGTGGAACCTGAAATTGAAATCACCTTTCCGCCTGAGCTTCAGCACTGGCTGGATGCGCTGGGAAAGCGGGTAATGCGTCGTGAACCGCTGATGGTGAGAATTGCGGGGATCATGATGGACGCCGTGGATGAAAACTTTGTTCAGGGCGGGCGTCCGAAGTGGAAAGCGCTTAAATATCGCGACGGCAGGCCGCTGCAGCTCTCTGGCCGTTTGCACAACTCCATTCAACCCTGGAGCGATAACAATCAGGCGGTGGTCGGGACAAACGTCATTTATGCGGGGATCCACCAGAACGGTGGAC